GGGTTACAAAGTTGTTACAATCCGGCTACAAACTCCAGAAAAAAGTTGTTACCTTGAAAATCAGACAATTGACACCGAAAAAAAGCCGGTTACAAAGTTACAGCGATTTGGCCGTCAGAATCGCGGATCCGGAGGAAAACGCAGAACGCACCGGAAATCGTCTTAACAATTCGGGACGAAACGTCACCCTTTGGGCGGCGTTTTTTTTTGTTGATAAATTTTTACCTAAACCAATGCTTTAAGAAAATGGTGTATATTATTGAAAATATTATCTTTGCAGCCGAAATAATTGCAGACAGCAAATGAAATGCCAGTTCAATGTCGATATGAGGGTTGACCAGCTCGTGGTCAAATGGCTCGACGCCAGGTTCCGCAAGGAGCGCGGCATCTACCTCCTCGGCGACTCGTTCTGGTACACGCTGGTGAGCATGGCGCTCTGCCAAAGCAAGAGGTCGGAGCGCATGAGCGTGCCGCCCGACAAATACGCCGCGTTCGTGCCGGTGAAGATCGGCATCACGCAGTACGACTTCTACCACTACGGATGGGAGGTAAACATGACGCAGGAAATCAGGATGTCGCGCCTGCTGCGCAACATCATCTACGACGAGATTCTGCGCAACGCCGCCATCATGCGTGCGAGGTACGCGATCAGCCTGTCGCAGGCCATCAACACCCTGACGGTGTTCTACAACCTGACGGAGGAGGACGTGAAGTTCGAGACGCTCCGCAAGAAGTACCGACGTGGCTACACGAGGCTGGAGGACGAATACAGGGCGATAGACCTCGCGGCGGTGACCGACTTCGGGGCCGACGAAGGCAAAGCGATGGAGCACCCGCAGCGGCGGCTGAAGCTGAAGGTGGAACGCACGGAAGGGCAGCTCGACATGTTTGAAACGGAAACCAAAAAACCAACGATATGGAAGACATAAAACCCGAGAACGGATGCGGGATTCCCGGCATCAAGGAACTCAGAATAGTGAAGGTGGAGGAAGTAGCCGAGATGCAGGTCACGGCATTGTCCACCGTCTCCGTAACCCTCAAGCCAGGCTGTGTATGGGGTAAGATAAAAGGCACGAAGATGTCGGCCGTGAGCACGGCGGGCAAGTCGCACGCCAACAAGATCACCGCCCACGTGGCGGGATGGCCCGAGTATGCCGGCGACCTGGCCAAGGGCCGCTACGTGGCGGCATGGGTTGACGGCCACGGACAGCATCGGATGTGCGGCTTCAGCGAGCCGCTGCGCATGACCGTGGAGCGCACGGAACCGGAGGAGCCGTCGGGCAGCTACGGCGCCGACATCACCCTCGAGAACGAGAGCGAGTTCGGATTCCTCAACCTGGCACAATAATTGAACCTTCGGTTTAAATAATTTCCATACTTTATTGATTTTCAGCGTTTCATACAGAGTTCCCAACTTGTATGAAGCGCTGATTCTATTTTTGCAGCCTGAAACTATCACCAAAAACAGACTGCAATGGACAAACGATTCCTCAATATAACCAAACCCACGGCGAACAAGGCCCGCATAGAGATAGACGGCACCATCGGCGGTTGGGACTGGGAAAACTGGAAAGAGAAGAACACTGGCACCGATATCCGCAAGCAGCTAAAGGAGCTGGAAGGGATGGACGTGACGGAGATAGAGGTTCTCATCACATCGCTCGGCGGCTACGTTGACGACGCCTTGCAGATCCACGACGCGCTGAAGGCACATCCGGCCAAGGTGACGACCATCGTGCAGGGGTTCTGCGCCAGCGCGGCCACCATCATAGCCTGCGCCGGCGATGTGCGCATCATATCGCCGAACGCGCTTTATCTCATCCACAAGTGCCTTAGCTGGGCCGAGGGCAACGAGAACGACCTTCAGGCGGAGCTTGAGGCGCAGCGCACCACCAACAGTGTGATCCTGAAGATTTACAAGAGCGTTCTGAAGAAAGATGAGAAGGAACTCATCGACCTGTTCAACGCCAACGACGGCGACGGCAAATGGATCACAGCGGAGGAAGCCCTTGCCTTCGGATTCGCAACCGAAATCCAGGAGTTCGAGGGTGACAAGAACCCGCTCACCAACATGGCGCGTTTCCTGAACCATGCCCGAAACTTGCTGCCGAAAATCAACGAGAAAAAGGAAGACCATGACGACAATGGCTCCGAGTATAATTCACTTAATCCCAATCAAAATCCATCCGACATGAAGAAACTCATGAACTTCGCTCTGCTCTGCGCTCTGCTTGCCTTTAGCGCGGAGACGGAGTATGACGAAAAGCAGGGTCTTCCGCTCAATGAAGACCAGCTTCAGAAGCTGGAGAACGAGCTGAAGGCAAAGGCCACCCTCGCTGACGAGCTGAAGAACGTCAAGGCGCAGCTTCAGACGAAGACCGACGAACTCACGGCCGCACAAGCAAAGGCAGAGACCGACAAGGCCGCCATTGACACCCTCACCGCCGAGCGCGATTCCTACAAGGCTAAGTACGAGAAGCAACCCGCCGCCGTACAGACTCCCGCCGCCAACGACCCTCAGGACGGTGGCGACGAAGACTTGAAGGCAATGTATGCCGAACTCGAAACAATGTATTAAACTCAAAATCCTAAAATCCAAAGAATATGGCAAAAGCAATCAACATACGCCGCCTTCTGCAAGAATTCGGCGAATACTACATCAACGAGGGACAGAACTTCCAGCGCCTGCGCGCCGCCATCATGGCCAAACCCGTGACCTTGGAGAAGCACGCCAAGACGATCCGCACCCTCGACACCATGTACCGCATGGCAAACCCGCAATTCGAATCGCTCGTGCAGCCCTTCAAGGCCAAGTTCAACCCCATCGGAAGCGTGGAGTTCCACCCGAACGAAATCTACCTTCCCAAGATGAAGGTCGATCTCTCGCTCACCCCGGACGAGATCGAGGACAGCTGGCTCGGTTTCGCGACTGATCTTGACCCCGCTACCAGAAAGAACTGGAAGATCGTCCAGTACATTTTCGAGGAGTACATCAAAAAGCAGGTCGGCAGAGACCGCGAGAAGCTGATGGTGTACAAGGGCAAGTACAATCCGGACGGCACTATGCCGAGCGACTGTATGGATGGCATTCTGGAGAAGCTCAAGAAGGGCGCTCGCAGCGAGTACCCAATCAATATCGTCACCGGCATCGGCGAGCTCGACAAACACTACATCTTCGACCAGATCGAGGAGTTCGACTCGATGCTTCCCGAAGAGCTCATCAACGAAAAGGTGACCATCTTCATGGCTCCGGACATGTTCCGCGCCTACCTCCGCGCCGCGCGCGACAAAGGCATCTACAATGTCAAGTCCGACAAGGAGATTTCCGATGCCGTTGACTTCACCAGCGGAAACCACGTCCTCGCGCCGCTTCCCTCCATGGCCAAGACCAAACACCTGTGGGCAACGGTCAACGACAACCTGCTGTGGATCGCCAACCGCAACATCGACACCTTCAAGGCCGACATGCAGGCACACCACTACGACGTTGACATCATGCTCAACTGGAGAGAGGCCGTCGGCTTCGGATGCAACCAGATGGTGTGGGCCACCGACCACACTGTCGGAGAGTCCGCAACGGACACCGCAAGCCCTGCCAACGGCATCGTGGTGCGCACCCTCAACATCGTGACCAACGGTGTCGAAGCCGGTGACACCACCGTTGACGTGGCCGCCAAGATCGTCGGCGATCTGCCCGAAGGCGCAACCGTGCGCGTGGCCTACGGAACCACCTCCTCTCTCGGTTCCACCGCCAACATGACCGAGGGCGAAGACGGCAACTACACCGCCCAGCTCACCAGCCTGACCCGCAACACCAAGTACTACGTGCAGGTGCAAGTGGTCATCGGCGACGACGTGTACGCAGGCAAAACGGCGGAAGTGAAGACCCTCACCACCGCCCCGAGCGTCACAGCAGTGGCCATGAGCGACATCACCACCACCACAGCCACGGCAACGCTGACCTACAGCGACCCGAGCAATCTGGTTGACGGCGGCGGCGTGGAAATCACCACCGACCTCGCGGAGACCCCGACCAATGTGAACGGCACGCCAAGTTCCGGCACCATGGCAGTGAACCTCACCTCGCTCACTCTGAGCACCACCTACTATGTACGCGCCTACGTGAAAGTCGGCACCGAGAAGACCTACACTTCCTGGAGCACCTTCGCCACCCCGGCAACCTAACCAGTCAGCCGGTGAAGCCCGGCGGGGGAAACCCCGCCGGACACCCGCCGGATAACTTCACAATCAACAACTAAAAACTGAAAAGATATGCCTCAATGCAACCTTAAACTCGAAGACCTGATGAGCGGAATGGACTGCCAGTCCGTGATGTCGGGTGTGAAGACCGTTCTGGTCGGCCTCCAGGAGGACGTGGCCGTATGGCCTTCCGTAATCAACTCCCCCACTTCGATGGAGGAGAATGTGAAACTTTCCGGCATCCCCGTGATGAAGACCGGAAAGCGCATGTTCAAATTGCACAGCAAGAACGACGCTGGTGAACTCCAGTATGTCGGACAGGGCGAGGAGGGTTCCCGCTCTCAGCAGGGCAACCTGAACATCTACAACCCGGGATTCAAGGCCAAGCTCCTCGGATTCCTCGCAGCAGTCCAGAATGCCCCGCTGTTCATCATCGTGCTCACCAACCAGGGTGAATGGCACATGCTCGGCGACCGCTACCGCGGCGCGGTGCTCTCTGAGTTCACCGCCACCAGCGGCAAGGCGGTGACCGATGCAAACGGCGGTGACCTGACCTTCCTCTACAACACGCCTCGCGCGCAGATCCTCACCATCAGCGACGCGCAGATCGAAGCACTCTGCACCGTCAACGGAAGCGTGACCGAAGCGGCCATCAGCGACATCGGCGACAGCAACATCTCCTCCTCCGGAGCGACCCTGACGGCAACCTTCACCAACAACCAGGAGACCATCACCAAGGTCGGCTTCCGCTACCGCAAGGAGGGCGACACCGACTGGACGGAGAAGGCTTCCACGTCGTTCACCTCCGGCACGGCCAAGTCGTTCATGATCTCCGGCCTCACCACGGGAAGCGACTACATCTACTACGCCTACATGGTCGTGGACGGACAGGAGCGCTACAGCGACAACTTCGCATTCACCACTCTCTGATGATTCTCTCCCACCCGAAAGGGTAGCTACTGTGTGTTTATTTGTAATTTATTTTTCTCGAAGGGCGGGCACAAGCCCGCCCTTTTCAAAACAAACAAGGACGATGGCCAACATCATACGAGTACAGTTTCCTGAAAGCCAGTACATAAGAGAGGAGACATCCAAGACGCAGATCGTGCTTCACCACACGGCCAGCGGACCGGGTGTTGACGGTGACTTGGCTTGGTGGCGTAAGACACCCGAACGGGTGGCCACTCATTTCATCATTGACCGAGCCGGCCAGATATACCAGCTCTTTGATCTGAAGCACTGGGGATGGCACCTTGGTTTGAGCAACAAGGACTTCACGACCATGGGATGCACTTACCGCAACCTGGACAAAACCAGCATCGGAATCGAGATTGACTGCTGGGGACACCTGCAGAAAGCTCCGGACGGGAAATGCTACCCGACGGGGATGATAGGCAAGGCACGGCCCGTGACCGACATCCAGGAATACTGCCCGTCGAACAAATGGCGCGGGCACACGATGTTCGAACGTTACACCAATGCGCAGATCAACGCGCTGAAAGACCTTCTTCACGACCTGTGCTCGTCACTCAACATACCGAAGACATACCACCTTGACATGTGGGGAGCCTCCACCAACGCGCTGAAAGGAACGCCAGGAATCTGGACACACGCCTCATACAGAAAGGACAAATCAGACTGCCACCCGCAACCTGAGCTGTGCAACATGCTTAAAATTCTATAATTATGGGGATAACATCAGAGAACAGAGAAAAAATCATTCGGTGGCTGACATCGGACATGGAGCTGTCTGAAGGCCGGAGACTCATCGCGGAACTGCATCCCAACAAACGGCTTGCGAGGAGTTCCTCGCGTATGGACATCAAGACGGTGGAATATGAGCTGAAGGTGCTGCTCGACATTCCGAAGACTGCTCTTTTTCACCAGAAATGCACCAACAAGGAATTACTGTCACACTATGCAAGAGGAGAGAGTAAAAGAGAAACAGGCAGCAGCTCTGCCGGAATCGGAAGCCATCCTGAAAGAGATGGCCAAGGACATGCTCCGCAAGGAGCGAAAGAAAAAAACCGCCCGCGTGTTCCCGCTGACGACCATCTGCTGCTGCAGGCTAAAGAGGCGGTTTCGGAACTGGCTGTGGAAGCGTCGAAGCTCCACAGTGCGCTCTTCGAGACGGGCGAAGTGAACAACGAGAAAAACACAAGGCTAAGGGAGGAGATGCTGGAGCGGCTCCGCACCGTGACCGACCTGAAGGAGGCTATCTGGAAGGAGAAGGAAGACTACTGCGACACCGGAGCGGCCAGCCAGCAGCTGAAGGACTTGGTGGAAGCCTACTACTCAAAGGGAGAAAGCGCCGACGGCGACGGAAACGATTTTTCCGGCAAAGACACCGCCTGGCTGATCAAGCGCAAGGAGAATGTGCGCAAGTACATCACCAAGTTTCGCAACCGGCTCGAATACGGTACCAAGACCGCTCAGGCGGCAAAGAACCCCATGCCTCCCGGACCGGAGCGCGCGAAGACCGTCGAGCGGATGAACGCCTACATAAACGAACTCGATCTCATCAACAAGGAACTTGAAAGGAGGACTGACAAATGAAACTTCTGAACATCTTCGCTGGAGAGAACATCTCCTCGCTGCTCACCAACATCGTGCTGATCGGCACCAACATCGCCAGTTTCGTGGCATGGCGTTCCGAAAAAAAGAAACGCAAGTACAACGAGATCCGCGACAAAGGCAACATAGTTGACGAACTGTCGCAAAAATTCGACGCAGTACTGCGCGACAACACGGAACTGAAACTAAAAGTCAGCAAGCTCGAACTCGAAGTAGAGAAACAAAAACTAACATCGGAAAGACTGGAAACAGAAAATCAACAGCTCAGGGACAACCAACAGAAGCTGATTGAGGAAAACAAACAGCTCAAGTATACTGTTGAATGCATGAAGTACGCCGGCAAGAAGAAACAACCCGTACCAAAAAGAAAGGACACGCCATGTTCGAACTGACACAGACAGTCGCGCCGAGGCGCAAACCAATGAAGCTGTCCGACTACCCCTATGATGCAATGTTCCCGCAGAGCGTTGACTTCGTGGGTGAGCCGTGGGAAATTCTGTCCAAGCACATCGGACAGATCGAACACGGTGGAATCTACAACTTTTGGACGTTTGGCAGATATTGCATGACCGATATCATCAATCACCTGCTGCGCATAACAGGCCCGGCGGACGTGACTGCAACCACATGGTCTCTAAACAAGGCCAGCGTACAGACGATGCTCAACCGCCGCAAAGACGGCCTTCTCACCAAATTCCGGATGTGGATAGACCCGAGAGTGCGCAGGGCGAACCCTGAGCCGCTGGCACTGCTCATGGACAATTTTGACACGGTGATAGCCCCAGTACACGCCAAAATAGCACTCATCGGCAACGAAGAGTGGAAAATCAGCGTGAGCGGGAGTATCAACTTCACGAGCAACCCACAACCTGAGCGGGGAATCATTCAATGCATAGATGCGGTGTACGACCGTGACAAAACCATCATAGACGCAGAGTTTGCCAAAGGCAACCGGCTGAAACTGTCGGACTGCGAGAAAGGAGACCTCGATGACGAAGGAACAACATGACTCGGTTTTCGAGCTCGGGCAGCTCGGATGCGCCGTAAGGGATGTCGCGCTGCTGCTTGAGATACCTGAAAAGGAGGTATTTGCAGAGTTCACCAACAAACAAGGCGATATTTACTCAGCATACACAGCGGGAAGGATACAGGGGATGGTGGATCTCAGACGCACCATCCGGACCTCCGCGCTGAACTCATCGTCTCCGGCACTCGAAAAAATGCTGGAATTCTTCAAAAAATCCGAATACGACAATATGGATATATGGGAGGAATGACATGAAGAAATCACTCGCACAGACAAACGAGGAAAACTACCAGGCTATCGCGCTCTATTACAGCGGCACGACGGACGTGGAGTTAAGGGACGACCAAAAGGCCGTCCTCGACCGATGGCGCACAGCACATGCCATCCTGCGAAAGTACCCGCGCCCATACGTGGCCGCCAAGATGCTCAAATCAAGATACCCGGAAATCTCCTTGGCTCAGGCCCGTGTGGATGTGCAGTCTGCCGCACGGCTCTGGAACGTAGCCGAAAAAGTTGACCGAGACTTTATCGAAGGCTGGTTCGTGGATACCCTTCTTAAGGAGATCAGCAATCCAGGAGCATCGGAAGCCGTACGCGCTAAGAACCTCCAGACACTGGGCGCATGGCTGAAGGCGCAACCGCCCGTCGAGATAGACCCGCATCTTATAGAACGCAACCAGGTGAACATCATATTCCAGACAGACAACCGGCAGGTCATCTACTCGGAGGCCGACATCCTCCACCTTAAGCCCGCCGACCGCGAGAAACTTCTTACCTCGATGCCGCACAACCTTACGGAAGAGCAGGCAGCGGAAATCCTCAATTCTTAACCCATGGAGATAAACATACCAGTAAACCGGATACAGCTGATGTGCAAGATGCTGTCGCCGCGCAACCTCGTGCTGGTGTGCGGACGCGCCACGGGAAAATCGTGGATACATGGCCAGCGGCTCGATGAGGCCATAAGATGGATGCCCCGATGCACCATCGGGATGCCGGTCAAGACATTCGGGGTTGGCTATACGGGCACCTTCCAAACCATGTTGTCCGCACTGGACAAATTCGGCTATGTCAAAGACGGAAACTATGTGGTCAACAGAAGGCCGCCCGAAAGATGGGAGGAAAGCTACGGGAAGTTTGAAAAATACGAGAACTGCATATCGATAGCCAACGGATGCAAAATGGGCATGTTCTCAATGACCGAAAGCGATAACATGCGCGGTTTCAACGTTGACAAACTCATGACCGACGAAGTGCTGCTGATCAGCGAAGACAAACTGCTGAAGGTGGCTTTTCCAACAAATCGTGGGAACTTGGAACATTTCGGCAAGGGTGCGCATCACGAATGCCACCTGCACCACGGATTTGACTTGACCACTTCCATGCCGTACACACGTGAAGGACGGTGGATATTCAAATTTGCATCCTACTACCGTGAAAAATTCGGCATTGAAATCATGCAGGTGTGGAACCGCATTGTTCACCTGCAGCAGCAGCTTCTGGAAACAGACTCTCCGAAACAGTTCGCCGAATGTTGGAACGACATCGAAGTAATCCGAAAGCAGATGCCGCCAAGAATCTCCGATGACGGCACTCTGTTCTACGTGGCCAACGCATTCGACAACATCGCCAATATCGGACTCAAGTACATCAAAGACCAGCGGGATGCGTTGACAAACCTTGAATTTCTTATAGAAATTCTCAACCTCTACATCGAACGTGTGGAGGATTGCTTCTATAACCTGGACGAACAGAAACACGTCTATTACACGGGCTACGACATCAAGGCCATGGAGGATGACGGTCTGACATCCAATGCCGATCTTGGATTCAGAATGAAAATGGAGTCTGCAAAATATGACCGTGACTACGATCCGGACAGACCGTTGGAAATCGCTCCAGACTGGGGAAGCCAGATATCGTTGTTCGTCGTATGCCAGACCTTCCGTGTCGAGCTGCCTGTGGTATCTACAATTCCAGGTTACAAGCCAGAGTCAACCTTCAGCGGCGACTACCTGTACCAAATCAACGAGTTTTTCGACAAGCCGGACGGAAGCGGAACCATAATCGACAACATCTGCAACCGGTTCTGCAATTACTATGCAGGCCACCGCAACCGCGTCATCCACTACTACAGAGACCGCTATGGCGACCATCGCAATCCCAATGTCGTAAACTCCAAGTCGTACAACGACCAGGCTATAGAAATCCTGCGGCGAAAAGGCTGGACGGTGGTGGCCAAGGTGCATCGTTTCGGAGAGCCGCCCATGAGCGACAAACACCTGCTGTGGCAGGAAATCCTTTCTGAGCGCCAGAGCTGCCCCGTACGTTTCCGGATCAACGGCAACCGCTGCCGCTACACGGTGATCTCAATGAACAATGCCAGGATGGTTTATGGCGGAAACGTCTTCAAAAAGGACAAACGGAGCGAGAAACCGTCTTCTGGAGTTCTGCCTGAGGAGGCCACCCATTTCTCCGATGCCATCGACAAACTTGTTTGGACCAAGTACGGGGATTCGGTGGCAAAGAAACGGAGGATGTTCGTGAGAACGAGTCTCGGTTAAAAACACAATGGGGTGTGCCGTCGGCACACCCCATTCATAATCAAATTTTCCTTTGCGGACTTGACCCGTCTGCTGGGTTTGTCAGAACCCGCACCCCCCGATGGCTGGCGCCATCCACGTCATCGGGTTCAGCTCGTGTTTCTTCCTCCACTCGCGGCAGGCCTCGTCACGGGCATTCCCGAACGCGGCCTCGAAGTCAGCCTCGTTCTCCTCAGTGATCCGGTACTCACAGTCACCGGTGTCGAGGACGGAGTACAGATTCCCGTCATCGTCCCATGTATCGGCCAAGTCGAAATAACCCCTGAAACCGACTGACTCGTGCCACACGACGCTCAGCCCGCCATACTGCAGGGAATCGTTCACTCGTTCGAGAAAGTGGCTTTCAAGAGCCTCTTTTTGACGCTCGCTCAAAGGTCCGGTTATGATTGTCTTTTCCATAGCTACGTGTTTTGGTTGTCAGATGATTGCGCTGAAGTTGTCATGGAGGTACTCCCCTATTTCGCGCAGTGCGGTGGCCGCGTCGGCGGCTTCAAGCTCTTTCTCCGGAGGCAGCACCCTGTTGGTCTCGTTGTACATGCCCTTCTTCCATTCGATTCTGAATCCGGTTCCGGCGTCTTCCACGACATACCATCCGCGCTTGTTCACGGCTGTACGGACGGCGAATCTCGTCTCGTCTATCGGCTCTATCGGAATGGGGGTGACGTCAATGGACTCGACCTTCTTGCCGTCCATAGCCTCGCGGTACTGCTCGTTGCGCATCAGCCTGCCGATGGCGTCAGACAGGTTCCTCGCCGTCACATTCGCCTCGACTTTCGCGCCGTCGGCCATGGTGACATTCACGCTATATTTCTTCATCGCCGTCCTCCTTTCCGATCATTCCGTTGGCTTCGAGATTAGTCTTCGCATAGTCGTAGGCATCCGTCCATGTCTCGGCGGCCCCATAGATCATCATAAGTTCAGAATCGTTACAGTCCTCGATGTACTTGCACACCCAAGTGTCATAGTCATAGTCGTAGTTGATGACCCCGACTTCCTGGCCGTAGTCGTCCGGAGTGACGGCCGTGTTTCCTCCTGCATCGACCAGGTATGGGCGGCAGAAGCGCCCGTTGCTGTCTCTGTTGACCTCGGAAAGATATTGTGTCTGTGAATTGCACAGCTGGAGAAAATTGATTTCGCCTTTGTACTCCTTGTGTCCGGAGTTGTGGTAACGGCCTCCGCGTCCGATATGGAAGGCCACGACTGTTCTGCTGTCGCTGCTTTTTGTCATAATGTATGTCGCCTGTTGTATTCTGTCGGCCCTTCAGTTTTTATTTGTGATTGAGTTGTATGTATTGTTGTTACATGTCCCAGTCTTCATTGAGACAGTAGCTGAATGCGCTGCCGTCAACAGCCCAATGGATACGTCTTACTGTGTTGCCCTCAAGATCGAGTTTTGCTCTGGCGGTTTCGAACTCTTCGTCACCTGGTTCTATTTCTCCGTAATTCGTGGCTCTCTCGATGGATTCGAGAAGTTCTTCGGCTTGTTCTTCTGTTTCCACGATATAGGCGTCTGCGCCCATTTCTGCAATCGCGTTTATAAGATCTTCTTTATTCATTGTGGTTTTCGCCTGTTGTATCCTGTCGGCCCGTCAGTTTTATTTTATTATTTTATACTGCAAAGATAACATTTTTATCCGTGCGCTGCGCACGCGGATCGTTTTTTTTTGAAAGGAATTTTTTATGTCTGTACCTCACGGGCAAGGTCCTGGCGGACCGCCCGTGAGGTGGGCGGGTTGCGGTGGTCGGGGGTTGATTCCCGACCACCGCAACGGATTAGAACGGCAAATCGTCCTCGGTTTCGGCTACCATCGCGGGGGCTGTCTCCACCTTTGCCGCCTTGGAACGGCGGCGGGGCTTCTTCTGCTCCTCGGCGGGGGCGGCGGTCATCGCGGCGGCTTCCTCTGAAGTTATCCGCCCTGTTTCCTCCAGTGCTTCCACGTAATCCCGCCCGATTTCCTCGGCGGTGGCTTCCTGCTCCCGCTGTTTTAATATCTCGGTGCAGTCGAAAGCGGCGCGGGGGTAGAACTTAGCCGCCCCCGATTTCGCGACCCATGCATCGCTATTTGCGCCCCAAATATCAATGGTTGGTAATTGGTGGATGGTCTCCGCTGATAGGTTCAATTCCTCGGTACATTGTTTGTAGCTTCGCAGGTTGCGGAAGTTCACGCCACAATAAAGGGCGATAGCCTCATTAGTTGTAACGCCTTTGTGGGCGCGGCGGGCGGCGTTGGTCACCGCCTGCAGGTTGTTTAAACGTGCGTTGCTGTTGCTCTTCTTTGCTGTTGCTACTGATGCGCTATAATTACACATAATATAAAGGGGTTAGTCCACACACCCCCAAGACTTTAAAGGAAAATTTGATATATTGAAAAAATTGGGTGTCGCTCTGTCAGTATGTCAATGAACGCGGGCGGGCTGTCGTTGTATCAACCCACTACAAAGATAGTATTTTATTTGATACTGTCAACACATAATCAAAAATATTTTTATTCTTTTAATCGTTCTATCTGTCTGTAATACAATAAGTTATAAACAAACAGCATAAAAAAAATTCGTGTGTCGTTGCTGTGGGTGTCATTCCTGCAAAAATCCGCGTTCGTTGTTGTAATTTACTGATAATCAATAAATTACAATGCTTTATAACTTATTGATTATCAACAAGTCGCGCAAAATCGCCGTTTCGGTGCAAAAATTGGATACTACATTTTATGTGTTTTGTAATACACTGAATATCAATGCATTATAAATGATTGATTTTGTAACAAGCTGAAAATAAAGTATTTATATTATTTTGTTTTGTCCGTCCGTGTCGGGTGTCGGTGGTGTCGCTCCATCGGGGCGGGGTGTCCGTCCGTGTCGGGTGTCGGCGGTGTCGCTCCATCGGGGCGGGGTGTCCGTCCGTGTCGGGTGTCGGCGGTGTCGCTCCATCGGGGCGGGGTGTCCGTCCGTGTCGGGTGTCGGCGGTGTCGCTCCATCGGGGCGCGTCCCGCCGTGTCTGACACTGTGGCGGCTGCTGTGTGACGCTGTGCGGCCTCTCATATTTGCGTGTTTTCGGGAGGGGGCGCGCGCCCCGCTCGGTAGGGCGTGAGGCGGGCGACTTCAAAAACAGAAGTATCGGCGCAACAATGCGCCGAGCTTTTCGGATTGACTTTAAAGGAGTTGCAAACCCATAAAATAACAATCACCAAAAAACACGACAAAAACGAAAACGGGCGAAGCCGTGAAAGCCGCGCCCGACCGAATCATTGATTTTGCCGCCCCTCGTAACAGGTGACGAGATACCGCACGAAATCCGAAACACTCATTTTTTCATTTTGCGCCAACTCTTTCAATTTTCTGCGAAAATCGGGAGTAGTTCGGATGTTCAAGCCGACCGCCTTTTTTCCGTCGGGGGCTTTACGACCCGCATTTTCGCGGCGACCACCGCGGGAGGCTTTTTTTTCAGAAACTTTTTTTTCGTCCATAACAATGAAAATTAGGCGGCAAAAATACGATTTTTTGATTATGTGTTGACAATATCAGACGAAAAAATAAAAAATATTTTTGATTTCGTGTTGACGGAATCAAAAAAAATTGTATATTTGTGCATTGTTGAGGGGTTGAGGAACACACCGACACCCAACGACAACGGCGAAAGCGGGAAAAGCACCGGACAACTAAAGCAGTAAAGAAGCAAAAAGAAACATAGAGTGTACCAGGACCCCGCCACGACCCCACCCGATTTTTTTCGGGTCCGTTCCTTGAATGACTGAAACCGCATCGAGACAACAAAGAAGCCACCGCGAGAAGTGCGGCACGGTGGCACGGCGGGAACCGCAAGGCCGCCAGTATCGGGAAGAACCGAAAACCGCCGCAGGGCGGACACCAACAGCAGCGGGCAGGCGCACGCGCCAGCCGCCCGCGAACGATTTCGGGCGCGGCAAACTGAAAGTAACAACAAAAAAAAGTCTAACAAAAACTCAAGAGCCGAGAGGATAACACAGGCGAAAAAGATTATGACAAAGAACAACAACGTCGAAACCAAGACCAACGGAAACAACAACGTCGAAACCAAGACCAACGGAAACAACAACATCGAAACCAAGAAGGCCGTCACCAACGAAGCCGCGGCAAACTCAAAGGTGGCCGAAATGACACCCGAAGCAAAGCCGGAAACCAAACCTACAGTAAAGACCATCGACGCTGCGGAGAAAAACCGGATGATCGAAATGATTCTCAAAGAGGGCGAGGAGAAGCAGGAAGCGGCGAGAAAACGCCAACAGTTCATCAATGCACGAAACATCATCAAAGATCTTCAGGATAAGCTCTCGAAATCCAAAGACTTCGAGGTTGACTTCTGCAAGCTCACTATCAAAAAACTTGAGAAAATCGGATACAACCCGGAATTCAAAGATATCTTCAGCATCAGCAACCGGGAAATCCTGATGGAGTTCTGCGAATGGCTGGACGTGCGCATCGAAGCAAAACTGGAAAGCCTTGAAGAAGAACTGCTGAAATAAAGACTGAGAAGGGGAAGGAGAAATCCTTCCCCTTTGTCATTTATAAAATACTGAGATATGAACATGAAAGAATCAGCGAACAGCGTCATCAACGCGGCGACAGTGATAGCAGTGAGGCACGAGAAGAGAGAGCAGATCATGCACGAGGAGTGGAAAGAACTCAAGGAATCGCTGGCGCGCTTCTACAAATCTCTGGAAGAGAATGAACCGAAAGTGGGATTCCACAAAAGATGACTTGAAGAAAGGAGACTGCAATGGAAAAAATGAAAAAATTCAAGGAATGGGCTCCGAAAGTCTTCGGAGAGAAGAAAACCCAAAAGATAGTGATGTTGTCTGAAAAAAGGGACAGCATCATCGAAAACTACGGTGAGATATACTTCAAAATCAGCGAAATGAACAAAAACCTGTCGGACATAGACGGATGGCTGAGGGAAAGATACGGAGTCGGGAAATACATCGACACGGACAGACCCGAGGAAGTAAAAAAAGAGCTTGACAAGAAGGTGATGGCGAGAGTGTGCAGAATAGCCGGAGGAAAATTCTGGTCAGACACCCGCAACGAAGGAGCGGAAAGGTGGTCGGCAGATATAAGGAAAACTTATTCGGAGAGGAACGCCTCCGAAAGCGAAATTGACGAGCTATGCTGGATAATCGCCATGACAAAAAGAGAAGCGCTGATAGAATGCGCCATCAAGATAAGCTGGTATGCGGACAAAGAACGAAAGTGGAAATCGAACGAAGAAAGACGAAAGGCTTTCGAGTTCAAGGACAAACAGAAACTTTACTGCCAAGACTACGCACAAGCGAGAGTGGCGGAAATAATACTCGGGATAGCGCAACAGACCGGCAAGATGGACAGGATTGAAATCGAGGAGATGATAGAGGACATGACAGTTCCGAGAGCAGGTACCACAAAGGAATGGAAGGGGATCATGAAAATGAAATCCTTCAAGGAAAGCTGCGACATCACCATCCTAATGCCAGGCCTCAGCGCAAAAATCAACGAATATGTGAAAGAAGGGCTTGACAGGCTTATAGGAGAATCACAAAAAGCGACATGTGCATAAAAAAAAGGAAAAAAAACGAATTTCAAACAAAAAAAACAAAAAAAAATGGAACAGATTCAAACCCAAAACACAGAATTTCTCGACTTCGAGAAGGCAAAGGTTCAGACGTTAACGCTGGAGCAGCTGAAACGCACACACGAGGAAAACGACACGCTCGGATACCCGCTCAAAGGAATGTACCATTGGCAGGTGATAGAGATGTGCAGAGACATAGCTGCAAAGCACGGACTGAAAATGCAGATAGAGGAAATCTTCGCAGCACAGAACAGAGACAAGTCACAACCGGGAGTCGTGAGGCTCCCAGAGGTGGAGAAAAGATACGGATACAAGGCGGTGGAAGCGTACGTGCTCAGAAGAGTGTACGCCAACATCAGAATCCTCGACTACGACACCGAGGAATTCACGTCGAACCTTGCCATCGCGTTCCACCAGGACGGCATCCAAGTGGGATTCGGAACAATGGTGAAAATCTGCCACAACCAGTGCATACTCGGCGCCGACAGAATCATATCCAACTACGGCAGGAACAAAAGGGACATGAACCAAATCCACGACGAAGTGGACAGCTGGATGGCCAAAAGCGGTCACATCATCACCGAAGAGCAGGAACGAATCAACAGAATGCGAAGCACGATAATGAACCCGGGAAAAATCCTGCAGATCATTGGCGAACTGACAGCAATCAGGGTGGCGCACGACAGCTCCAACCAGACAATCCGCATCCGGGAAACCTACCCGCTGAGCCAGACACAGATCAACCTGTTCACCGAAGCGCTGCTAATCAAGCAGAAGGAGCAGGACTTTGTGACACTGTGGGACATCTACAACACGGCGACAGAACTGTACAAAGCAGACAGGATGGAAATCCCCAACGTGCTGCCGCAGAACTGCGCAATGAACGAATATCTTGACAGATACATACTTTAAAAACACAAGGTTGCGCACGACACGTATCCAGTGCTTTCAAATTTCAACCAAAACTCACGGGCCAAGAGGATAACACAGGCAAAAAAAGGATGGAATCATACAAATACGAATTAAGAGCAAGACAAATCGAAAGATTCGAGGAAACCGAAATCAAGACATCGAAGGACGCATACAAATACGCGATGCAGTTCTACCACGAAGACATCAAAATATACGAATCGTGCTTCATAATCATGATAAACAACGCCGGAATGGTCATCGGATGGATGAAGATATCGCAAGGCGGCGTGACGGAGACACCCATGGACGCAAGACTGGTGTGCAAAGCGGCTCTCGACACCCTGGCCACACAGATAATCCTCATCCACAACCATCCGAGCGGATCGACGATTCCAAGCAGAGCAGACAAGTCGCTGACGAACAAAATCAAAAACGCATTGGAATTGTTTTCAATCAGCCTTGTGGACCACATCATTATGACGGAACAAAAATACTTCTCGTTCGCTGAAGAAGGCATGATATGAAAATCCACAACGCAGGCAGTTACAAAGAAACGCGGAGACTATGCCGCAAAGTCAAAGAGGGAAACCTTAAAGCCCTTGACGAAGCGGCGGAAGCCCTGTCATCGATACTGCCGGAAAACAGCGTGCTGGTGCCGATGCCGGGAAGGTTCGGATATGCGGCGTACACGCTGATGCTGGCGATAAGGATAGCGATGAAAAGAGGATTCGAAGTCGAGAACTGCCTGCGCGGTGAAACAAGGAACGGACTGTGCGAAACGAAAAGAGAAGGGAAAAAGCCGACAGAACCGAAATTCTGGAAACAATACAGACCGACGAAAGGAAAAAGACACGTTCTCATCGACAATGTATACGACACAGGAACGACAGCGAGAGCGGCAGAGAAAGCCATGGGCAAAAAATGCGACATCGCAGTGATAGGGATTACAAAAGCAGACAAAAACAAGAGCAAAAAACAGAAAAATATGGAAACAGTCACCATCAGGAAAAGCGAAAGTGGACGGATGCCTGTGGCCGCGATAAGCAAAAGTGGACGGGTACCGGTGGACGCGCAAAGCAAAAGTGGACGGGTGCCGATGGACGGGAAAAACAGAAGTGGACGGGTACAGTTGGACGGGAAAAGCAAAAGTGGACGGATGCAGTTGGACGGGAAAATCGGAAGTGGACGGGTACCGATGGACGGGGTGCGCATCATACACCCCGAACCATACGAGAGAGAAACAGCGCAACAATACTTCAGATTCTACTCCCCGGCATTCGGAGAGAAGCTACAGTCAGTTCAGATAGGCGTTGATGCGCACGGCACAGCTTCGAAGGCGATACCAGGCGACATGGTCTATTACAACGTGATCGCCGAGCTGCCGCCCACACTATACGGACCATATAGAATCCTCGATATCCGCAGGATCAGACTGCCGGACATCACACTCATGCAAGACACTCACGTTTATCTCGACCGCTTCGACTTCATGATGCCCGTGCTGCCCACAAGACTCTGCAGGGAGAGCATCGTGGAACCATACGACACAGGATGACAACCAATCCGGAAATACCAAGGCACCGCCACACGGCGGTGCCTTTTTTTATGTCCCAACCCGAACGGACGAACCGAAGTAATTTTGCCGAAAAATTAACGACATGAATATCATCAAACGTGCAATGGCACTGAAGGAAATGGAGATCAAGGACGCCGCAGGGCACCCCGTATTCTTCTCCATATCATTCTATACACGGAAAGGGGAGGTGAAGTTCATCCAGCGGGCGCAGACCTGCGGCCTGAAGATGGACATGACAGCGAACCGTATGCGAGGCATCCAGGAGTACAACATCCACGGAATGCCGGTCGGGCACCCGATACCAGTCCGCATAGACTTCATCAGAACATTCAACGAACAACGAGTAATACTGTAAACTATGACAAATATCCTCACCAACAACAAGTCAATACCGCTAGCCTTCGTCGGCAAGACCGCTGTGTTCACCGCATACGACGACAGAAACTCCAAGGAGAAGACCGCGACGACCGAGAAAACAGAGAACTGGTTCGAATACAAGAAGACAAAATACGTAAACTGGGGCGAAGACAACAACTGGCCGGACGAAAGCGCAAAGCTGGTAGGCTCCATCGGCGTGCTTAACACCGGCATCGACTACCGTTGCCGCACATGCGCTGGCAGCGGCGTCGTACCCGTCACCATCAAGGGCATCGACGACAAATTCAAGGAGATATACGAGCCGTACAACGACATAGAGGTCATCAGGATGCTCAACAGCTATTGGTTCCGCCAGCATCACTCCGAAGCATTGCGCGACCTGTTCAAGTTCGGCAACGCATTCACCATCCTGGTATTCAACAACGGAGGCGACAAAATCGTCAGGGTGGACACCATCAACGCACGGCACTGCCGCATGAGCATGAACAAAGACAAACTGCTCGTGTACAACGACTTCGAGAACAGCAGCCCGGACAAAACGGCCTGGGTAATTCCGATGCTTGACGAAAAGAACCCGCTGGAAGACCTCGAATGGCGCAGGGACACGAACAAACTGAAAGGAAAGAACGCGATAGCGTTCCCTCGCCTGAAAAACTACTTCTCCAACAACGACTACTATGCACGTCCGGCATGGGACGCAGTGAAGAAATCCGGATGGATAGACGTGTACCGCGACGTGCCGAAATTCCTGAAGACCATCTACACCAACGCAATGTCGCTGATGTGGCACGTGAATGTGCCGTACTCCTACATTGAAATGAAATTCAGCGAGGAGAAATACGCATCAATGACACCGGAAGAACGCGACAATGCAATCAACGAATGGATGACGGACCTCGAAAAGAGCCTCTGCTCCGTGGAAAACGCAAACAAGGGTTTCTTCACGCCGTATCTTGACGACACACAAGGCCGCGGAGACGGAAAATGGGAGGTAAATAAGATGGAAAACAATTCAAGCGCAGACGAAAAGCTGATGACCAGCGTGGCAGCGAACTCCGAAATCCTCTTCTCGCTGATGATCAATCCAGCGGTCTTCGGCGCAGGTATGCCAGGAGGGGCATACGCCGGAAACAGCGGCAGCGGCTCCGACATCCGCGAGGCCTTCATGGTAAGCGTGATCCTAAACCATTTCGAGCGGCAGCTGGTGCTCGACCCCGTGGAGACCATGCTTCGGTTCAACGGACACAAGAACATTGACATTAAATACCGCAACCTGCTGCTCACAACACTCGACAAAGGCCATTCCACAGAGGAGAAAATCTCATAAAAAAACAGAAGCCATGCAACCCAGACTTTTCAAAAAGGAAAACAACACCAAGGCCGATGAGCTGAAGAAGTTCCTGCCGGTGACCGTCAACTTCAACATCAACAACATGATGCCGTCGCTTTCGGCTGCGGAGACCAAATACATCACCCCTGTCTTCGGAAATGAGCTGTTCGACAAAGTCGTAGAATATTACAACTCCGACACCCACAACAACGAAGTCCTCGACAGGCTGTTGGAACTACTGCAGAGCGCGGTGGCCAACCTTGCCTACTCCGACGGCTACTACACGCTCAGCGTCAAGCTGGACGACTCTGGCGCAACAGCACCCAAGAACAGAGAACAGAGACTGTACCGATATCAGGAAGACAACCTCATTTACTCTCTCCGCCAGCAAGGGTACCAGACCTTGGACATGGCCCTGGAACACTGCGAGAACAATCTGCCGGAACTTCAGGAATACCAGCAGTCACCATGGTACGCTGAAAGCCGCCGCCACATCATCCGAAGCACTGCGGAGTTCAACCGTATTTTCAACATCAACGAATCGCGTCTGGTGTTCATCCGCATGAGCAGATGGTGCGCGACCGCCGAGGAGCTGAACCTGCATCACAGAATCGGCCGTGAGCTTACCGAAGCGATCATCGAAAGACGGGACGCCCCACAATACACCCCGATCATCGACGACATCAGGAAATACCTGGTGTACACAGCCGTGGCAAACTGCGTCGAAGAATTAAAGATAAACCCGACCGAACGCGGGATGGTTTACGAAGAGTTCAACGCCTACAATGACGGCAACAAAATCACGCAGCTTCCTCTGGAAGAGGCCTTGCGCATGAAGGACAAATACCACCAGCTTGCAGAGAACTACCTGACCAGGGCAATCGACTGGCTTAACGCACACGCCTCGGATTTCCCTGAATACGAACGCCTGCGCGGACACAACAACCCACGCAGCGGAAGAGACAACACCGGACACAAATTCGTGATGGCATGAGAAACGACACTATCAAAGACTTCTACGACTTCCTCAAACACGAGGCAGAAACAAATGAACTCATAGGCGCGAAGGAGGGTGAGAAACACTTCTTCCGGGGCGAGATCAACGAACACGAGTTCTACGAAGGCCTGCGCAACGACTGTTGCTTCCCCGCAGTGGTCGGAGAAGGGTTCGCCAATGATTACGAAGAGGAAAAGAACGGAATTTGGAAACGACGCGAAACAGTATTCTCCGTGGTTGACAGCTACGAGGATACCGACGACTGGGACCAACTGACAAACGTATATTCCGTATGCGAAACCATCGGCGACGACATCCTTGGCAAGCTCATAGACCTGTACCGCTCAGAAAGCTGCATCGTCTTAGTCACCAATGCACAGTGCGACCAGTTGGAGAACCTGCCGGAACGATGGGCCGGTCTTCGATACCGACTTGAAATATCCTCATTTTGGAAAGGAGTGTAGCATGGTCGAGCTCAACATCATAGCAGGGAAGAGAGCCGAACGGCTCGAAGTGCCTGAAATGTGGGCGGAACTCAGCGGGAAGCAGCTGAAACTCGCCTGCCTATACCGCACCCTGCAGGCGGGAAGCACGAAAAACATGCTGGAGATTGCAAGACGCATCTTCGGAACAAGCAGGCGCATGTGGCGCAAAATACCTCCGGCGCAGAAATGCCTGATGTGCGAGGGACTCCTCGGATTCATCATCAAGGACACACCATCGTTCCGCGACAACAAGATTCCGACAGTGCGCGCAGGACTGCGCAGGCTTCGCGGATTCGACGACATGCTGTCCGACGTCACCTGGCAGGAATTCATATACGCCGACACATTCATGCTCAGAGGCATGTACCGCGAAGCTGTCGCCGTGCTGTACCGTCCGGCAAACCCGCTGACGGGAAAGAAGAAACCGTTCTCGGACGAAGAGTTCTCACGCAACTCAAACCGGATCGGACGGCTCGACGACCTCACGGTCACAGCACTCGCCGTGAACTTCAGGGCTGTGCGGAAGGCTTCCATAGAGGAAAAGAACAGACACCTGTTCCCTCCGACGGACGACACCTTCATTGACGGCGAACAGGTGAAGACCGACAGCACGAAACCGCAGGCACCGAGCCAGTCGGCAGGATGGGCGGACACCCACCACCTGCTGATGGGTGACTTAGCTTACGAGGAGCGCAAGTTCCTCGACAGCAAGGCCACCACCATCATCTGCTGGATAAACAGGAGAATCCGCGAAAGCAAGGAAAGGGAAAGGAGGAAAAATGAAAGTCGGTAAATACGGGCACATCGCCCAGAAAATAGACGGCCGTGTGATGACCATGGCCGAATATAACGAACAGACAAAGAAATGGTCGCTGAAAGTTCTGGCCATCCAGCGCAACAAGGCAAAGAATTTCCCAAAGGGAAAGGGCTCTAAAGGCCAGCCGAAATCCCCTCACACATACAAGAGAGGAAAAAAGGCAGGGCAGACAGAGTACAAGCTGTCGGACCGTGGCGGCGGTGCCTACAAATTCAAGCTGCGACACGAACAGAAGGAGTACTTCGGCACAGAGTTCAAACCACCGATACACGGCATATTCCGAGAGTGGGGAGTAGGCAACGGCCAGCCACGAGACCCAAGGAAGATGAGACGCGCGTACCGCAGGAAGAGAACCGAATCGGACTGGATTTCCTACACAATGGAAAAGAACGCAGACGAACTCGCCGACACGGCAGCTCAGTATGTCGGCGACAAAGTGCTCGTGAACACATTCGGAGTGAAACGTATCAACCTATAACAGCTATAATAGACAGAAGAAATGGCAAAAGGAGCAACAAGATCAGTAAACATATATGTCAACAACAAGGAGGCGAAGAAATCCATCGACGAGTTGACCGACAGAATAAAGAAAGAGACCGCTGCTTGGCATAAGATGGCCAAGGGAACGCAAGAGTATTACGCAAAAGCGGCAGAAATATCACGGATGAACGACGCACTCGAACGGGAAAACAGGTTGATAAAGAGTTCGACAGAGAGAAACAAGGATCGTCTGAACCAGATAAGCATGATCGGTTCGGTTTTGTCCGGCGTAGTTCAAACCGTGCAATTTCTCGGACGCAGCCTTCAGAAAATCCGTGACCTTGCCTCCGACATGGCAGGACTTGACGACGCGATGGGGCGCGTGCGCAAAACCACCATGCTGTCACGACAGGAAGTCCAGGAACTCAACAAAGAGTTCACCAAGATAGACACACGCACATCACGCGAGGAACTCAACGAACTTGCATACGCCGCAGGTAAACTCGGCGTGCAAGGCAAGGAGGATGTGCTGGAATTTGTCAAGGCCGCCGACGTGATCAACGTGGCATTGGGCGACGTGCTCGGAGGCACTGACGCCATCATAGAAGTCACAAAACTTGCGCAGGTCTTCAAGAGCACCACAAAGGAAATCGAGAGCGCCGGCCTCGAAGAGACGCTGATCCGAACCGGTTCCGTCATCAACGAGCTCGGCAAGACCAGCACTGCCAACGAAGGACAGATCGAGAAGTTCCTGATGCGCATAGCCTCCTATGCCTCCATCGCGGGCATGAGTCTCGATCAGATGGCGGGCATCGGAAGCGTGCTGTCGCAGAACAGCAAGGCACCTGAGATGTCCGCAACGGCCGTCACCAAGATCATGCAGCAGATGATCAAGAAGACAGGCAGCTTCGCCGAGATGATCGGCATGGGAGAGAAGGAACTGTCAGACCTCATGGCCAAGGATTTCAACCAGGCGTTCCTCGCCGTGCTACAGAAACTGCACGACATCGGGGACGTACAGTCCATTGTCCCGATATTCAAGGATTTGGGTGCGGACGCGACAAGAGCATCGCAGGTGATACTTGCGCTATCCACCAACATAGACCGCGTGAGGGAGGCGCAGGAAACCGCCAACAAAGCCATCAAGGAAGGAACCTCAATGAACAAGGAGTATTCCGTGATGAACGACACACTTCAGGCGCAGATGGAAAAAGCCAAGAAGACCGTGTTCGACGCCCGTGTCGAACTCGGAGAGAAACTGTACCCCTACATCGTCAAGTACACGATGTTCGGCGGGAAGGTCGTGAAGTGGTTGTCCAAGGTGACGGACCACGCCGAGAACGCATGGATGGCCATTGCCGCTGCGGGTGCTCTCGCCATCGCCAAGGTGCGAAAGAACTGGGACAGCCTGAAAGCGCAGTTCACCGAGCTCGGACCAGTGCAGGAATTCAATGCCATGAAAGCCGCACAGAAGGAACTGTCGGAATCCAAGGAACGCCAGAAGACACTGCAGAAGCAGTACAACCTGACCCACAAGGTCAGCGAGGACCGATCCAAGCGCATACTGTCAACGGAAAACGAGATTTTCAAAAAGACACAGCAACGTGTTGCTGTGATGAGGGATTTGGATTACACGGAGGCCGGCGCACTATCAAGGATGAACAGCATAAATGCAGCCGAAGCAGAGCTTCAGGCCGCCGAAAAAGAACGTCTCTCCGTCATTAAACGCATCAACGCCAACAACGAGGAGCAAGCGACGCTGAAGACGAAGCTGCAAGCCCAAGAGGGAGAGCTGGCAAAACTGGCGAAAGACAGGGAACTGACGGAAAAACGCCTGGCAGGACTATATACTGGACCCACCGGAAGCAGGACGGCCATCACCGCCGAGGAAAACAGGCTCAAAGCACAGCAGGCGCAGATCGACGAACGGATCAACGCACTGGAGGCAGAGCGCAACGCCACGGCGACGGCACTCGCCGCCAAGCAAAAAGAAGGCGCAGTGCTCGACCAGCAACGTTCAGCCGCAGCTGAAAGACTGCTGTTGGCAGAGAAAAGGAAAGCGGAAGTTCTGAAGGAACACAAGGCGATACTCCAGCAGATTGTGGAGAAGGGCGGAGCACAAGGGGCTCTCGCCCAGAAACTGCTGGCCAACGAAGAGGAACTTGCCGCCCTTGAAAAGGAACGTCTCGCCCTGATGAAGGAACAGGAGGGCACACTGTCGAGGGAAAGGACAATAGAGAAGGGCATCACCGTGGAGAAGCAAAAACAGGAAGCCCTGCAGAAAAAAACCACTTTCCTCTCCATCATCCAACACCACTGGATGCTCATCCTGACAATACTCATAGAAGTAGGCATGCAGATTGCCAAGATTGTGAAGAAGCACCGCGAGATGGCCAACGAGGCGAAGAAGGTCAGGGAGAACATAGAAAAAGAAAAATACGAAGCACTTCTGCTTTTCAACGCGCTGAAGAACGCCAACCTCGAAGAGCGTGAGAAATACAAGATCATGGGCGAGATAAACAGCCGCTACGGCGATTATCTGAAGAACCTGCGCAACGAGAAAGGCGAGCTCATCAGCCTGGAGGCGGCATACAAGGCAGTCACCCGCGCCATCATCGACCAGAACAACGCAAAAGGCTACAAAGAGGCGTTCGACAAAATGATGGACCAAATGGCACCGAAGCTCGAATCCTCCACGAAAGAGATAAGAAATGTCATAAACAAGATGATCACGGGTAACGAAGGTATTTCCAACACCCTTGCCGACGAAATATTCGGAAAAGTGATGGAAGAGCTTGCCGGCAGCGACAACGCGGAAGCCGCCATCAACAAAATCATGAAAAGATACGGCAACGAGGCCTTCAGAAAAACATACGGAAAGAAAATCGAATATAGAGAAAGCCGTGGTTATGCCGGGTTCACGACAGAGAGCGTTGACCAATCGTACCAAGACAAACTCGAAAGCCTATTCAACACCTATATCGGAATCACCCAGAACATCAATTCCCGCAACAAGGAGCTGATGACCCTTTACAGTCAGAACACAAAGACGCTCGGCGAACGGATCAACCAAATAAAGAGAGACTATCAGGAGGCGGAGGACGAAGCAACGCGCCTTGACAAAATCGCAGAGGCAAGAAGCGCGTACGCGGAATACTTCCTTCCGGAAGGATGGGAGAACTATGCAAAAAGCGACCTCGAAGCGCTCGTGAAACAGTACAACGCCCAGATCAAGAAGGCAAAAAAGGAAAAGACAACCTTCTGGAAAGTGTTTGAGGAAGAAGGCCTGAAGGCCATCACCGCAATCAACAACAAGATGAAAGAGGGAGGAGGATTCGGGACGGCAGAACCCGAGACCGACGGCTATGACCCTGACCACCCAGTGACATCCGGGAAGAAGTCCGGCAAGTCACCGGAGGAACGCTGGGCCGACCTCATGAGGAAATCCGCAAAACTCAACGAGAAAGCCGTAGTCGAATCCCTCGGCATATCAAGCGCAAAAGAGTCTGTCATCAAAGCCTACGACGCAATTCTCAAGGAAGTCGAGCAGTTCAACAGCAAATACAACGGGTTCGAAGAAAGAGCCGCCGCAGAGATTGCCCGTCTGGAACAGGAAAAATGGAACGAGATAGCACGGATAGAAGAAGAGGAGCACAGGAAAAGGCTTCAGAAAATCGAAGACAACCTGGCTTCCGTGACAGAAAAGCTCAACAAATTCAGACTAAAACAACAACGCAAGCATCAGACGCAGCTTGAGACCGACCTTGAGGAAATTGAAAACGACTTCTCAACACTCAGGGCAAAAGCCGAGAAAGAGCGAGAAGCCCTGCAAGACCGAAAAGATGCAAGCAACCTCCTGTCATCCATGTTCGAGCTCTCCGGAGACAGCGACATGGTTGACCAGCTCATGAAACACTACAAGCAGCTTCTCTCCAAGTTCGGCGTCACAGCCGCATCATGGGCAAACGCGATGAAGCAGAATCCGCAGAACGCCCAAGACTTGCTGACGCTCCTCGGCCTTGACTTCGACGACGAAGACCAACGGACACTCGATGACAGCATCAGCAAGATAAAAGAGTTGGACACGGCCAAGATCGCCGAAAGCCAAAGTCTCGCCTCCGAGAGAGCACGCGAGATCGTCACCGAACTCTCCGACACCGCCACACGCCAGTACCGCGAGGCGATGAAGACCATCGAGGACCAGATCAAGACACTGGAAGCCGCGATGCAATACCTGCGGGAACACAACGACGGGGGAGAAAACGACGACCGTATCAGGGAAATCGAAAAGACGCTTGCGTTCCTGAAAGGACAGAAGTATAACCTACAGACAAAATACGACACGGGATTCGGAAAGGATTCATTGGCAGCCCTGTTCGGCATCGACGAACAGAACTGGGACAACTGGGGGAAAAACTGGGAGGACAACCTTGAGAAGATGACCGACAGACTGAAAACGTTCGCAGACAATGTGTTCGATTTGTGGTCATCCATCGACTCCATCATGCAGAACCAGGCCGAAGCCGAGATGCAACGCACCGAGGAACTCTACGACTCCAAGAGCGCGGCACTGAAGAAACAGC